TTGGTAAATCTTTCATTTTATCTCCTTAATTTTATCTAAGGAAAAAGGATGCTCGTGTAGATACGGAACATCCTCTCTTGCAAATTTTACGGCTTCAAATGCATCTTCTGCATATTCACCTATTTCGTGATACTCATTTAGTTGGTCGTGCCAACCAAGTGTGTAATGGGACATGATAGTTTCAACTCCAGTACAATAATATTTATTATACTGAGTAAGTATTTCTACGCAACTATATGAGGGCTCACTAACATTCCTTGTTTAATTCCTCTGCCATTCCACCACCTATTTCTGCACCTTGATTACCAGAGAACATTGTCACCCAACCAGCAGCAACCCAACCAACAATAGGAATACTAGCAACACTAGGGGCAAGCTGAGCACCAACACTGGAACCAACCAACCTTCCTGTGTTTTCTCCTCCTCCGATTGCTTTGATACATGCTTCGGATCTTGAATTTCCTTCTGTAACGTGGATTGGTTTTGTGTGAACTGCACCGTCCATCGTGTACTCTTCAGAGATTTTCTGAGTGTTGTTAGCCAATCCCAGAAACCCACCTTTGGTTTTTATATCCCGTTCCACATGCATCACCTTTGGATCGTTTGCACGATAAGAAATTCTATATCCTTCTTTTGTTACTTCTGCATTGTATGATGTATAAGGTCCTACGGGTACATTAATACTTGGTAGTTGACTCTCACGATTCATAAGACTACCAATCATACCAACATGAGATAGACCGATTGCTCCACCGAGTCCAATAACAAATAGTCTACCCCACTTCACATTCTTTTGTTCACTCATTTAGTTTCGGGTGTAATTTTCACGGGTGCTTGCTCAATACGAATAGTCTGTGCAGGTGCAGTTTGAGATGCTGCTGCAATTAACTTCTCCATATCTCCTTTGCTTACACCACCACTAGATCCACCACCTTGTGCTCCTCTTTTTGAAGTTGTAACACCAAATGTAGCGAGAACTCCTGTGAAGACCGAAGCTATGAAAGTTGGATCTAAATCCTGTTTTGGAATTTTAAGGGCAGAGGGTAACTCCACATATGCTAATGTCAAAATTGCACCACTCCACACTAAAATACCTAAACGCACAAAAGTTGAAAGAATCATCATCTGCTCTTCTTTGTCTTCAGATGCTTCTTTCAACTTACTAAAGAGACCCTTTTTCTTAGGATCTTCTTTTAGCACTTCTTTTTCTTTTTTATCGTCTGCCATTAGATTAATGCATATAATCTATATAGCGCAGTTTTATTTAAAAGTTAGGTACACCAAATCCTGCATCAGGAGCAATCTGAGTTGGTTCATCTGCAGACGGTAGTTGTAATGCACCACTAAGTCCTCCAGTACCAAGTCCAGATGGTAAAACAGATTCTAAGACCTTACCCTTGACATTTTCGATAATTGCATCCTTCCGTACATATACGTACCCAATAGTACCCACGACGGTGAGAGATACAACACCACTAGCAATAGCGATTCCATTGACAATTTTCTGTAACATGATTTTAATTAATACAAATTATATATCATACTCGCTTCCTTCTCCAATATATGCCATTGAGATTATATCTTCATTCAAATCTTTATGATTTGCCATAATCCATTCGTCAAATTCTTGACGTATTGAATCACCATTCATTACATCTTCAAAATTACCACGGGCACAAAGTTCACACATTCTGTCTATTGACCAGTAATATGTTTCATTTACCGTTTTTTTCAAAGTTGCCATAATCTTTACGCATATATCTGCCGAGTATGTTGCTATTATAGTACTTTGGCGTCCCGTCGTCAAGCGACTCCATTAACACATTGTTAATAAACAATTGTTTTGTTTCTTCGTAGTTTACTTTTCCAAGGGTGGTGTGGAGACTGAGGATTTCTCTTCTGAAAGAATCCTTACCATCTCTTCTAATATCTGATTTAAGATCGTCAGAACTTCCGTAGTACTTTTTCCAGTCTGATTCACTTGTAACTCTTCTCTTTGCTCCCCTTGGTTTTCTCTTCTGCACGAAATACTTTCTTCCGATGTAGGTCCTTCCATTCTTGGTGTTGGTGATGCGATAGACGAACCCATAGTAGTCACCGATATCATCAGAGGTAAAAGGATTGCCTTCATAAATCCAAGGGTTTTCATAGTCAATTTCCATCCTATAAGAATTATCTTTCTTATATAGTTGTTTCCTCGTCAACTAAAACTTTATGTGCAGTTCCATGACCATCGTAGTTATCACTATCATAGAAACCACCTTTACTTCCAAAATATAAGGTTAACATAACAAAAGGAAACGCAGAGATTACTAATATGTTTCCTAACATTATAACTTAAATCCGCTAAAGGTATCCTTCTTCACATCTTGTTTAATACCACCAACAATGTAAGACTCAACCTCTGTCTCCTGTGGTGCAACCTGTAAACCTTTTGAACTAATCCAATGCTCAGTCCAAGGTAATGGATTGTTTTTTGCAGGTACATCATAGATTGGTTTGATTCCAATTGCTCTAATTCGACGATTTGCTACCCATTCAACATATTGCTGTAGTAGTTTATCGTTCAATCCAATCATAGTTCCGTCTTTGAAAAGATACTCTGCCCATCTCTTTTCTTCATCAACAGTATTCTTAAATGCTTGAATCAACCACTGCTCTTCCTCCTTTACAATATCAACCATCTCTGGGTCATCACCCTTTCTCCAATAATTTAATATGTTTTGAGTCACTGCTAAGTGTTGATTTTCATCTCTTGCAATAAGAGATATAATCTTAGCTGACCCTTCCATAAGTTTAAGTTCACCAAAGGCAAAACTACAAGCAAAACTAACATAGAAACGAATACCTTCCAGTATGTTTACATTTGCTACCGCACGATAAAGTTTACGTTTAAGTTCTTTTCTTTCTATTTTTGCAGAGATATGATCTCTTAGGTCACTTCTCCACCAATTACCTGTATCATACTTGTGTGCTTCATTTACAAAGTCATCATATGAACCAGTAACATTAGCAGCACGTTCAAGAATACGATCATCGGTAAGGATAGTATCGAACACTTCACTTGGATCTGGATATACATTTTTCATAATGTATGTGTATGAACGTGAATGAATCATTTCCATAAACTGCCATACATTCATACATGCTTCTAACTCAGGTAGTGAACAATATGGTGCAAATGCCATACCAGGTGCACGACCTTGAACTGAGTCAAGCATAACCTGATACTTTAAATTAGAAGTAAAGATGTGCTTTTGTTCTGGTCTTAGTGATTGATAATCACCACGATCTTTTTGTAGAGACACCTCTTCTGGTCTCCAAAAATATCCTAACTGAGACTTTGTTAAGTTCTCAAATGAAGGGTACTTATAAGAATCATATCTTTGAACACCTAATGGTGCACCAAAAAACATTGGTTGTTTTTTAGTATCAACTTGTTCCGTATTGAATACGGTCATTGAATCGACTTTCACATGTCTCTCCATAGAACTTGTTTTAAATTGCACAGCTTTCACAAACTTCCTCCTGATCTGAGGACATTATATCCTCGATTAATGTGTCTAATTGGTTTTCTTGGGTATCACTTTCGACTTCATCTGTTTTAACATCATATGTATTTTGATAATAAGATGTCTTCCAACCGTACTTATATGTAGTTAAAAGATCTTGTGCCATCACACTTGTCGGAACTTCAGAACCTTCATAGTGTTGTGGGTTATAAGACCAGTTACCAGATATACCTTGATCAAAGAATTTTTGCATCACGGAAACAATATTTATGTATCCTTCATTGCTCTTCATGTCCCAAAGTAATGTGTAATTATTTTTGAGAGAATTGTATGAAGGGACAATTTGTTTTAGTGGTCCTTTCTTTGATTTTTTAATAGACAAGTATCCTCTTGGTGGTTCAATACCATTGGTGGCATTGCTTACAACTGAGGATGATTCTGAAGGCATTTGAGCAGATAATGTGCTATTTCTAATACCATACTGCTTGACTTCTTCCCTGAGTGATTCCCAATCGTGGTTTAATACATTAGGAACAATCTCATCAATATCTTTTTTATAAGTATCAATTGGTAATATACCGTGAGAATATTTAGTAGAATTAGAATATTCACATGCACCCTTCTCTTTTGCAAGGTTTACACTGGATTTTATTAGGTAATATTGGAAGGATTCTGTTAAGTCATGTACAATTTTCCATGCCTCTGGATCTCCATATTTAACACCCTGCTTTGCAAGATAATGTGCTAGACCAATATAACCGATTCCAAGGGAACGTCGTGCCCTTGTAGCGATTTCTGCTGCCTTGACGGGGTAACGTTGAAAATCAATGAGTTCATCAAGACTCCTAACACTA